AAGATAGGGTTAATCACTTGGTATTGCGTCCCTTCAACCCTCTAACATGAGGCTAACGATATGTCTCTCGGAATCATGATCGGCCTTGCCTTCTTTTTCTGCCTCATGCTCGGTGTAACTGCCACCGAGGAGCGGACAGGGAAGGACTACAAGAAGGACATTACGAAAGCGAAGCAGCAGCGCGCAGAACTCATTAAGGGTGTGCGCAAGGTTATTGATGCTGCTGGTGATAAGGAATTGCGTGCGGAAGACAACGAGAAGATTGATAAGTATGAGCGCGATATTGAAGCGCTTGATAAGCGCATTGAGGCACTCGAAACCGCCGCGCGTGATGACGATGAGGAAGAGGAAAACGAGAAGAGTAAGAATGAGGAAGACAGGGAGGAAGATGGCAAGAGTAAGCCGGATGATGAAGAGGATGAGGAACGTAGCGTAGTCATCATCGACGGCAAGCGCTATCTGCGTACTGGCACCGGGAAGACGAAGGTTAATCCGCAGCAGCGCGACGAGCGTACCGGCAAGCTCAAGCCTTTCATTGGCGAGTCTGCTGAAGACTTCGCTAAGCGTGACAGGCGCAGCCGCATGGAGTATCGCGAGGCTTTCTTGCGGTATATCATCGGTGGTGAGCGTGCGCTTATCACTCCTATGGAGAAGCGCGCTGTTCAAGCTGACGTTGATTACACTGGTGGTTTCCTTGTGATGCCTCAGCAGTTTGTGCAGACGCTTATCAAGGCGACTGACAATCTGTTGTGGATTCGCAAGCTGGCTACTAAGTTCCAAGTGCAGAGCGCTCAATCCCTCGGTGCGCCTACGCTTGATACTGATCCTGATGACGCGGATTGGACGAGCGAGCTTGCTACCGGCAATGAGGATCAGAGCTTTGCTTTCGGCAAGCGCGAGCTTGTTCCGTATCCTCTGGCGAAGCGCTTGAAAGTGTCAAACAAGCTGCTTCGTATGGCTGCTGTTAGCTCTGTCTTCACTGTGTTCAATGCACCGGAAGCGGGGCAGGGCACCGGGCCGGTTGAGAACTTCTTGATTAGCCGTCTTGCTTACAAGAATGCTGTTCCGCAGGAAAAGGCATTCATGGTGGGCAACGGTGTTAATCAACCGCTTGGTTTGTTCATCGCGAGTACGCGGGGCATCAGCACTGCGCGTGATATCCCCACCGGTAACAATACCGGTATCACTGCCGATCAGTTGATTGCAGCGAAGTACAACCAGAAGCAGCAGTATCATGCTACTTCTAAGTGGCTGTTCTCGCGAACTGCAATCAAGATGATTCGGCAACTCAAGGATAGCTATGGGCAATACCTGTGGCTTCCTGGCTTGCAACAGGGACAACCCGACAGGCTGCTTGATTGTGATGTGATGATGAGCGAGTATTGCCCATCTACCTTCACGCAGGGCAGCTACGTTGGCTTGTTCGGGGATTTCTCGTTCTACTGGATTGCTGACAGCCTCGAATACCAAATCCAAAAGCTGATTGAGCTTTACGCGGAAGCTAATCAGACTGGCTTTATCTCGCGCATGGAAGTTGATGGTATGCCTGTGCTTGAGGAAGCATTTACCCGCCTGCAATGCGGGACGTGATGATAACCCCTCGGTGCCTAGCATAAGCTAGGCACCGAGCTTACCGCGATACACTTACTCAACCACACACCACAAACACAGGTAACACACATGCATAGTAACCTCTTGCCGGTTGCGGATATCAAGATCGGTGGCGCGTCCGCTGCTGGCAGTACCGCTGTTAATCTTGACTACACTATTCCTGATGGTGCCTACAGCATCTTGTTTGCTGTGCTGTTTGGCGCAACCGTCACTGTTGCTGGTGGCACTCCTGCCATTCGTGTTTTCCAAGCTTCGCAATCCGATTACTCGGATGCCGTGGAGCTTACGAGTGCGAAGCAACTGATTGTAGCTGGTATGGCTAGCAAGCAGTGCTTGCTTGAAGTGGTCAAGCCCACCAAGCCATACATCCGCTTCCAGATTGACCGGACGGGTAACGCGGGTAATAGCATCATCATTACTGAGCAGATGCTTATTGCTCGTCTCTTCCGTCATCAGCCGGAAGCACTGCACAGCGCGGATTACAGCCGCTCTACTGTCCTGGCTGTCTAAGATCAACCTTCTTGAGTGTGCTGTTGAAACTTTCAACAGCACACTTTTACCCTTCCCCTTGCTCTCTAGATAAGGTGAACACATGCCGAAGAAAATCAAGATGAATACTACTCATGCAAGCCCCACCGAGGTATTGCATGAGGGTAAAATCTACACCGTCAGTGATGAGCTTGCTAAAGCTCTGATGGCGGAAGGCAGCGGGGCGGATGGCAAGCCCGCTGCGCGTCTCGCAAAGGGCAGTGAGCTACGCAAGGCAGTTCGCCCTAGCGTCAAGCCTGATCCGGGTGAGAAGGAACCGGATGGCAACATTGATGATGAGGATGAGGATATCAACACCGAGGCTGAGTAATGCAACAGTTTCACAGCACTCTTAATGTAGTCACACCGCCTGTAAGTCAGTTGCAGACGGCAGCAGATATCAAAAAGCAACTCCGCATCATTGATGAGGATAGCGACGATACGCTGCTAACTGAGTACATTGTGAGTGCTGCTGAATACATTGAGGCCATTACTTGCCATGTGTTGATTCCAACTAGCTACTTGTTCACAATGGACCGATGGCCATACCTCGCACTAGCGGGGTATGCGCCTAACCCCTCGCAGCCGACTAACGGTATTGTAGAGTTGCCCCGCGCTCCGCTTTCGAGCGTAGAGCAAATACAGTATTACGATACTACTGGCACTCTGCAAACCCTTGATCCGAGCAACTACATTGTTGACACACTCTCGATTATGGGGCGCATCTGGCCGAAGCGGTTTACTTATTGGCCCATAACCGATGTGATGACACCCAACGCAGTGCAGATTAGCTTTACTGCTGGCTATACGAATGCTGCGTTGATTCCATCGCGTGCGAAACAGTGTATCAAGTTCCTTGTTGCTCACTGGAATGAGCATCGCTTTCCTGTGGATGTTGTGAAGGATCAAGTACCGTACACCTTGCAAAGCATGATCCGTAGCCTAATGAAAAAGGCTTACCGTGGCTAAAGTCAGAAGACATAAATGTGTTATTCAACAGCCAACGGATAGCCCCACTCCGAACACTCGCGGAGATGAGCAGAGCGGCACCACATGGGCTGATTGGAAGATGGTATACGCTAGCATTGAACCACTAGCGGGCCGGGAGATACAATTTGCACAGCAGATTCATGGTAATGTATCTCACAAGATTACATTCCGCTATGTGTCTGGTATGTCGACTCGGATGCGCATCAAGTGGAACAATCGGTATTTCAATCTTGCTCCAACGCTCAATGATGAGGAAGCAAACGTAGAAATAACGGTGTACGCCACTGAGAAGAAATAGCATGGGGCAGCTAGTAAAAATACACTTCAGCGGAATGAAGGAGTTTCGCGAGAAGCTAAAGGGTTTCAAGAAGGGGAAAGCGAAGCAGTATCTTCGTAAGGGTGTGCGGGCTGCTGGTGGCGTCATATTGAAAACTGCAAGGCCACTTGTGCCGAAAGAGAGCGGCACATATAAGAAATCACTTGCTATGCGGGTGAAGGACAGGCGGCGCGATAAGGTGAGCGTAGCGGTTGTGGGTGCGAGGCAAAAGTATTTTAAGGAGTGGAAAGGCAAGATTCGTAAGCCATCCAAGTACGCTCACCTAGTTGAGAACGGCAGGCGCGGCAGCATTCGTTTTAGCATCACGCGCGGCCCATATTTGCTCGGTGGTTATCGAGGTAAGCAGCCTATCAGCCGAGCGGTTAGGATCAGCAAAGCGAAAGCAATGAAGGCAATGGTAGATAAGTTACGTCAGGAATTGGAGCTATTCTAATGGATTTCGATGAGGAAATTATTTCGCTCGTTCGCGGGTTGCCTGCTGTGCAGAGCATTTGCGTTGGCAAATTGCTCTATCACCTGCAAGTATTGCAAGACAACCCCGGCAGCATTAATTTCCCTGCCATCGTTTACAATATGGTGAGCAACACTCCATTTGGGGAGCTTGATGAAGCGAATGGGATGTATAAGGCTGATTTCGAGTTTGATTGCTATAGCAAGCTCTCAGCCGATATCCGCAACTTGCAATTTGCAATTTATACGCTCAATCAGACAATCGGCACTGTTCTAGAGTGGATTGAGGTTGCCGAGACTACGGATAACTTTGATCCGCCGATTGATCTTGATGAGATGGGATTAAAAGCAGTGCAGATGACAGTAACCGTTTACTACCGTCTGCCTGTAACTACAACCACCACAACCCCGGCACCGTGAGGTATCTGCTATGTCTACTGACGTGAATAGGTTTCTTTCTGCCGGTACTAAGTTCCTTGTGAAAGATACGGGAGTATACCGTATCCTCGCGGGTATTGTTGGCATCGGCGGGCCGGAAGTGACTACCGATGATGTAGAGGCCACCGAGCTTGATCCCTATCAGGACAGCACCACTACGCCAGCAGTGCTAACGCTCATCAAGAAGTATCTTGCTGGATGGAGCGATATTGGGGAATTGAATCTTGAACTCAATATGACGAGTCAAGAATATTCATTTACTATCGCTATGCAGTTAGCGCGTACAACTACACAATTCAAGATCAACCTGCGTAATGGATGGAGTATCCTAATTCAAGGATACTTCAAGGGTACGCGCACTGATCTACAGCTTTCCGAGCTTGCGAAAGCTCCCGTTACTATCAAGCTCACTGATGCGATTTACTTCGCGCAGACTGGCAGCGCGCAAGAAATTGCTTGGTAACAATCCGTCGCTGTGGCGGGTTCTGGTAACTTGCAACTTTCAATCCGAGGTAAGCTATGAGCAGTTTGCGTGATGAGATTATCAACACCGATGATAGGAAGTATATCAAGGTTGTTGTGCCTGAGTGGGGTAATCGCGAAATCTGGCTTTGCTCTCCTGAGAGTAAGGACAGAGACAACTTTGAGGCATCGCTATTGGTGGAGCGCAAGAAGCGTAAAGCCAATGGTAAGACAAAGACTGTCAAGGAAGTGACACACGAAAACATGCGCGCCAAGCTCGTTGTTATGTGCGTGTGTGAAGGGGAGGGCAATCCTACCAAAGTCTTCAAGCCCGAAGATGCGGCTATCATCGGTGTGAAGAACGCTGCTGCCATTGATCGGCTATTTGATGCTGCTCAGAAGCTCGCAGGCATCTCGGATGATGATCTTGAGGAGCTTGCGGGAAACTAAGAAAGCAACCGGTGCGCCTCGCATGGCTGAAGCTTGCGAGGCTGTACCGAATGCCGCGCCGGTTGCTACAGCGGTACATCACGCATGAGGAGTTTAAAGAAGAACTCGCATTCATGCGGCTTGAACCGTGGTACGATGAGCAGCAGATTATCTATGCTGCACAAATTGCCATGCTGCTTGCAAACATCCATCGCGACAGCAAGCGGAAGCCTGAACCGTTCAAGCTTGAAG